GCACAATAACTATAACTTTAGTAAATGCTAGTAGTGCTATATTTAATTTATTTAAGGATAAAGCTATAGCATCTAAAGCAACAACAGAACTTTTGTCTCAACCTCTTATAATGGAAGAAGGTGAGGCATTGAAAGTACAAGCTGCTGACGCGAACGAGCTGCACGTCATAGCTTCTATATTAGAAATACAGCCGCGAGAGGTAACAACATAATGAAAGATCTACCAGTAATAGAACCAAAAGAGATTATAACAACAATAACCAATATCAAAACAGGTGAAAAATATAAGGATGATACTGAATGGAAAGCAAAGGGTATATCCGAATCTGAGATAAGAAAAGATGTCAGGGTAATAATGCCTAGCCTTGATTTATTTGGAGAAACAAAATAGAATAGACAAATGGCCATAACAAGAGCACAACAAGCAAAACAGATGTTACAAGACGGCGGTATGCTAGTCAAACCAGGATTCGGTGGTACTAGACAAGGATATCGTGGTGAGGGTGGTTATCAAGGTGGAGCGACAGAGGGTCCTGATGATAGAAGTAGTGAAGAACAAACTGATAGAACAAGGGAGGCTATAGCTGATGCAAGAAATGCAAGAGCAAAAGAAAACATTGATAAAATGTTAACCGGTTTAAGACAAACTATATCTCCTAGCACACAACCTGGAAATAGAGCATTAAGAACTATTTTAAATATTACAACTCCTGGATTAGGAGAACTTTATGCTAGCACTATTGATAAACAACAACCAGATATTTTTGGAACTAAAACAGATGATGATGATATAGACAGAGGAGAGGGTGGTATTTTTGCTCCTGTTGTGTCACAAAGACCTATGATGTCAGCACCTGTAACATCAGCACCTGTAACTTCTGCTCCAGCTGTAGATTTAAATAGAGTAGCATACAGACTTATGGCAGATGGTGGAGCAGTCATGGACGACGAACCACGGCAAGCATATGGATTAGGTAGTATTGTAAAGAAAGCAGCGAGAGCTGTTAAGAAAGTTGCAAAATCAGATTTAGGTAAAGCAGCAATAGCAGCGGCAGGAGTATATTATTTAGGTGGAGGTACTTTTGGAGGATTAAGATCTAG